TCTTCATTTGTTTCTTCTAGCCAATTATCTAAATCTTGGCGAAGCTTGTTTAATTTTCTACGTGCTCTATCTAATTGTTTGTCGTCTGAAATATTGTCTAAAGCATCATTTGCTTTTTTTGTTTCTACAAATGTATACCCAAGTCCTACAATATTTGCAACCTTTGCATTAATTGCTGCGTAGTTGTACGGTGATATTTCATAAATTTTTGAAAGGTATTCTAGGTTATAGACTGGTTGAACCAAATCAAACATTGCGTATCCAGTAACTGCTTGTTGCAATAAGTTTTGTTGCGTTCCAGTTCCGTCTTGACCAATAAGTCTTTTTGAAAACTCTCTAGACATTTTTCGTCTAAAATTAGTGCTAAGGCCATTAACTTTTTTTAATTCCGATTCTCCAATATTAAATGGGTCATTATCTACTACAACTTCTTTGCTATTAAATCTTACCCAATCAGCAGAATTTGATATATTTATATTTTGAACAAACTCTGTATCGTCATTAATAAATTCCATTAAGGTTTTCCTCCATTTTTAATTGAATCTTTGTACACTCCAATATCTAGCGGATCTGGTGTTAGACCCCAATCTAATCTTTGTTTTTGGTGTTCAAATTCTTCATCATCAATTTTACGTCTACCTGATAAAAATTTAGGCTGACCTTCATATATTCCAAATGATCTTACTTCTCTGGCTAGCAAGTCTATTTTTGACCGATTACCTTTTTTAGATGTTATTGATAAAAAATTTCCATCGTCATCGCCAATCCATCTTCCGTCTGGCATTTCCCACACGTATATTCCTAGAGTTGTTTCCTCTATTACTTTTTGATTAACATTTTTAATATCCATTAGGTATTAATTCTACCATTACTTGTGGTTAAAGTCCATATTTTGTCAAGACAATTGACAATATTATGAGTTTTGTATCACAAGCCAGTCATTATTATATAGGTTTACTGAATTTTCGGACAAGGTTATGGAAGATCCGCTGGTTTGGTAAGACTGCCTAGAAGTATATAAATCATAATGATTAATAATCTTATTATAATCTAATAATCCATTATAAAATGACATATATTGATATAAAGATTTTACTGACCCAGATGATTTATAATTTACTGTAACTACCCCATATATTGGGGCTGTGAAATTAATAACAACATGATGTATATCATTTACCTTAAATATATTAGATATTAGGGTCTGGGCGGATACATCTACTCCATTAACATATATAGAGGATATATTTGTTTTATTAATTGATCCATTTGTATTCCATGAATATTCACTGGATGCCCCACCTCCATTTAAAATAGAGCTAACAAGCAGGCTTTTATTTAAAGAATATGGAGTATAAAAAAATTCTATAGATTGCTTTAATTCTGTAATATTTATATTAAATCCAGAATTAGATTGTACAAGAACTCCATTTCTTGGGTCTCTAGATATAACTGGATATTTATTTGATCCTAAATTATAATCTAAATTTTCAATTTTTGATACATATCCTGATCCATTTTTAGAATACATAATTTGATTGTTATAAAAACTAATATTTAGATAATATAATTTGGGCAAATATTTAGAAATGTCTGTGGAGGTTATTGTTATTTTTATATTTAAAACCCTGCTGCTATTAAATTGTGAGCTTTTGTATTGTGGGATAGATTCTCCATTTGCACATGTAGAATAATTTACTCCGTCTGAACTGGTTTCAACAACTATTCCATTGTCTCCAAACCAGTCTATTTTAGAAGAGTCCATTGTTGTAGCTGCTGGCAGGTATATAGTATCCTGCAAAACAACAACTTTACTGGTTAAAGCCTCTCCTTTTTTTATTTGAATATATTGATTTGTTTGGTCATAGTATAAATCTTCTGTTATTAATTCTTGCCACGATCTATTAAATGGATACGAGTATGAAAAAACTTTACTAATATCTGTATCATAGAATTCAAAAAGTTCTCCATTGTCTACTTGAGATATCTGTACTGGACTTGTGTAGCTGTCATTAGAGTAGTGGTCTAATATTTTTGTATTTGATAGACCATATCTATAAATAGCTACATCATCTATTAAAAATTTATCTGCTACGTCTTCTGTAGGACCAGTAGTTAATAATATTTCAGTATTTGTAAATGGATTAGATGATATCAATTTACTTACCCGCAAATTGCCATCTATATATATATGAGCTTCTGTAACTAAATAAACACAAGCAATATGAATTGCTTTATTTGTAATGGGTAGAGTATATTCTAATCTTTCTTGATCTAATTTAAAAACTATATTTCCTTTTTCATAAAATATGCCAATTCCTTTTGAGTTATCTGCAAATATTGTAGTTAGGGCAGTATCGTTTATCTGTGTACTCACCCAACATTCTAGTGTAAAATCATTATCTCCATAGGATGCTGTTCCGAATCCACCAGAAGCATTTTCTTTATAATAACTATTAACAATTGGAAAGTTTATGCTTTTATCTGAGGTTATCTCTACGGAATAATTGCCACCAGGAGATAAAGGAAAATGTTTTGAGCTATTGTTAAAATCTCCTACATATAATCCATAGTTAGCACATCCAGAGCTATCTTCTGCGAGATAATTAATATTTCCGTATTCTTGGTATGCGTCTAATAAGTCTTGATACGTATTAAATTTTTCTAAAATGTCAGTAAAGTCAAAAGATGGATTTATGGCTAAATCGTCTAGCTGCCAAAATCCTAGCGGATTGTCTTTTAATACTTTAAGCCTATATGACATTTGTTATCAATCTCCAAACTATTTATTATGAGTTAATATGTTTCCTGCAAAGTACCAGTTATGTGGATCGCAACTAAATGTGTATACATCTTTTGCAACATCTAGAGTAATTTTATTTATTTTAATTACTTCATTTTCAGATATTACTTTAGATATGTCTATTCCTTTATTTAATTCATTTAGATTTATATTTATTAATATATCTCCCTCTTGGACTGTGCCTGCCTCGACTACACGATATTCGTTATTACGCTTTACAAATATTGGGTGAGTCTCTGTAAATTGAGCTTCTTTGTTTTCATTAAAGTAAACTCTGTCTTGCTTATCTGAGACTATTAAATTAGTTACATTTGTATATACCATGTTGGTTATGTTTAAATTATTAACATTTATCTCAAGAGGAGACTTGTTGTTTTGATCAGATAATGATCTAGAATCAACTGTTAACAATTTATCTCCAACTTTAATTTCTCTTGCTGGCTTTGTGCCTTCGCTAGTTAATATTAAAGTATCTCCATCTACGCAATTCAGTGGGAAATAAGGACCGAATCTTGGTGGAAAGAACGGTGGGAAGTAAGGAAAGAACGGTGGGAAGTAAGGAAAGAATGGGAAAAACGGTGGGAAGTAAGGAAAGAACGGTGGGAAGTAAGGAAAGAACGGTGGGAAGTAAGGAAAGAATGGTGGGAAGTAAGGAAAGAACGGTGGGAAGTAAGGAAAGAATGGGAAAAACGGTGGGAAGTAAGGTCCTGTAAATACATAATACTGCATTGGTATTTGGGTTCCAAGTGGAACTACTGTGCCACTAGATAATCCTTGTGAATATATTTTTAAATTATCTGATTCTGTAGAAGTATTTGTTGTAGTAAATAAATATAAAAATCCTAAATTTGTTAAAAATGTTTCTGCGGTTGTATAAGATTGTCCAGTAACACTTGGAACGGAAGTTTTTCTTACTCCGTGTTTACCACGGCTTGATTTTGGCATTTTAGGCGCTCAAATCGCCAACAGCAACCCAAAGATTATTTCCTCTTTTTATTAGCGTTGCAGACGACCATTGTGATCTTAATTTTAATCCAGGAGTAGAGTTTACTGTTACTCCAGTGTCTCCTACAATTGTGACTTGAGATGAACCAGTTTGAACAATATCAACTGTTGATCCTACAGCAAATATTTCTGAGTCTGTCGGTACGGTTATAGTTCCTCCGCTTGACATTTCTATTAGCTTTCCAAGATCTGAAGATATTACTGTGTAAGATGAAGATTTTTGTTCAATTGTAAATACTGAAACTAAATCTTGTCCCGCTGCTCCAGTTTCACCCTGTACTCCTTGTACTCCTTGAATTCCTTGAATACCTTGTTCGCCAGTTGCGCCAGTCGCACCAGTTGCGCCAGTTTCACCTGTATCTCCTTTGTCGCCTTTAAGACCTTGAATACCTTGTATTCCCTGATCTCCTTGCGGACCTCTTATTGTTCCAACATTTATCCAAGAAGATGTTGACTGTGACCAAACATATAAATCATTATTAATTAAATATGCATCTGCAGGGTTTCCAGTAGGGTGTGCTGTTTGTAGTGCTGTTAAGTTTGCATAAGAGCCAAGTATGTTAACGCCAGTTCCTTGTTCTCCCTGTGCTCCCTGAATTCCTTGAATACCTTGACTTCCTTGTGGTCCAGTTGGTCCAGTTGCGCCAGTTGCGCCAGTTTCACCTGTATCTCCTTTGTCGCCTTTAAGACCTTGAATACCTTGTTCGCCTTGAATACCTTGTACACCTTGAATACCTTGTTCGCCAGTTGCACCAGTTGCGCCAGTCGCACCAGTATCTCCACGAGGAATTATAAAACTTATTGTCTGGCTTGGTGATGTGCCTGCAATTGTAACTAAAGCGTTTGATCCTGGATTTCCAGTTGTTACTGTGCCTACAGATAAAACGTTTGATGGCCCCGTTGCACCAGTCGCACCAGTCGCACCAGTTGCGCCAGTTGGACCAGGATGAGAATCTATATATTCAGAAATATCTGCAGCTAAATAAGAAATATCTCTTGGGATATCTGGGGAGTCTGTGTAATCTGGAAATCTCCAGTTTTTATCATTTGAAATAGTGGCCATTTTTAAATTATACCACCTTGTCGGTTTTACGCCAAAATCCAGGAGACATATATTTAATTCCAGAAATAACTGGTAATGACTGATGGTAGTAAGGCTCTACGGATGGGAATATTACAATGCTTCCTGATTCTGGCTTTATTGTTACATCCTGATTTGGGAAATTAATTTCTCCGCCTTCATAATTATCATTAAGATATAGCACTACTGATATATTAGGGTCTTCTCCATTGTTATAATCATCAACATGTGGACCCATTGATTTTCCAGTAGAATATTTACTAATAGATAAGGGCATTAGGCTACCTATATTTATTGAATAGTGTTTTGAATAATCTTCTGACGATTCCACTATTGCTTTTTTAAGAATAGAATTTATTTTTTGTATTTCTTGATCTGTGTCGGTTTCAACAGAGTTATTAAATCTTTTTTGATATCCAAAAACATATTCTTCATCTCCGCTAGCAACCCATTCTTGCCACACTGGAATACTTGTAGAATTAGTTAAATGTTTATCTGATGACTCTATTAAATTAATTAAATATTCTGTATTTTCTATAACATTTTTGTAGTAAGATATTTTATCAAATCTTTCTACATTAAGCATATTTATTTCCTTTATTCCATTCTTCTTTTTGCTTTGCCTGTTCAATTCTAACTTGCTTTTCTTCTTCTTCCCATCTATCTAATGTTTCTTGATCGTAAACTGAATCTGCGTAATCCCAAAATGAAACCATGGTGTATCTCGTACCTTTGGTTATTTCTGAGACACCGTGAATATTTTCATATCCTCCAGGGAAAACATAATAAGAATAAACGTTTGGCTTAAAGGATAAGTAGGTTTTCATTTCGTTATCTTTGTCACAAAAATACAATTCTCCGCCTTCGTAATCATCATTAAGGTAAAGTATTCCTACATATTTATTTATTGCGAAAGCATTAGGCTCTCCTTTATTATCTGAATTATCTGAATGTGGGCTTGCAAACCCTCCAACATCCCATTTTTGTGCATGAGAGGTATTTGCTCTAACTTCTCTACCAAATACCAATTCTACTGTTTCTTGATATTTATTTTTTAACTTATCAAAAAATCCATCTGGTAGTTCAAATTTTTTCATTGTTTCAGAATCTGTCATAATTCCTTTTCCAGAGGAACCATAAAACGCAATATCTCCCCAATCAACATTACAATTTTCAAAAAAATTAATCATTTTTGGAACAATTTCTGGGTCTATAAAATTAGGTATTTCTACAATTTTATTAGTATATACTCCAAGTACTCCAGCTTTACTTTCTGGAATTTCTTCGTCTTGTAAAATAATAAATTTGCTACTATCTAAAACATCTATCATTCCGTTTTTCATTAATGACTCCTTTTTCTTTTTATGTGTTCCGTCACAATATGGGTAAGCTTTTGATCTTCCACAAGTACATTGCTTCATAAATGCAATCCATTATTTTTGCCAAACAATTTATGTAATTCTTCAGCATCAATTTGACCTACATTTCTATTTTCTTTAATTCTGTCTTTTTCCATTTTATCCCAAATTTCTTTACCATATTTATTTTCATTTTCTATCCATTCTGGTGATCCTTCGTAATCAAATTGCCAAAATGATCTAATCATATACCTATCTGTGCCTTCTGCTCTTCTAACTGCATGATAGTGTGGTGGTGCGGAAGGAAATACTATTACGTCTCCCTTTTTAGGTTTGTGAGACAATATATCATCACCAACTTTAAAACAAATTTCCCCATTTTCATAGTCATCATTTAAATAAAATGTTGTAGTAATTCCAAATTTAATTCCTGGTGCATCTTTTTCTAATTGTACAAAATCTGTATGATAGTTCATAGCATAATTATCTGTTATCCCAGCACCTTCAAAATATTTATTTATTGATGCTGGGTATTTGACCCAATTATTAAAAGATATGTCTGGATAAGAATTTAAAAAATTACTAGTTACATCATAAAAGATTTCCCCTACTTCTTTTGTTAAATCCGCCCTTAAATCATCGTTTTCGGTTCCTACTTGCCAACGTCTAGCGTTTATATATTCTTCTCTTGTTGGAAATGATGTAAATCTATTTGGCATTTCTTGAAGAGCCATCATTGTTCCAAATGTATACCATTCTTCCCAACCAACACATTTTTTTGCTTTTTCCAAAAATAAATCTACATCATTAAAAACATTTCTATATATATGTATTTTTGGATAAAGCTTTATAATTTCTAATTCTTTATTCATGGTTTTTTATCTCCAGTGTGCTCTAATATTGTCCAAAAAAATGGAATTACATATCTAATTCCACTTGTAATTTCTTTAACTCCATGACTATATCCAACATCTCCTGGGAAAAAATAAGCTGCCCCTGGTTTTGGTTTAAACTCTACTCCTTGATTTAAAAAATATAGTTCTCCGCCTTCGTAATCATCATTAAGGTAAAATAATCCAGCTAAATCGTACCAAGGAAAATCATTTGGCTCTCCATTTTGTAATTGTTTATCTGCATGCGGTTCCTGTTTATATCCAGGCATCCATCTTACTATCGCTGGACTAGTGGGTTTTGCATCGACATTAAAAAAATTATCAACTTCTACTTTAAGTCTTTTTACAAGGTTTTCAATAACAATAGAAATTTCTGGATCTATTGAATCTAAAATTGGTCTTGATGCAACTCTATTGTCCCAATAAGATGAATCATATATTACAATTCCATCATCATTGTAATGAGTTTCTGTCTTGTCCCATTCATTAATTGATTTTGCTGCATTTAGCAAAAATATTTTTTCTTCTTCTGTCATAAAATTTTCTCTTGATTGTATTTGATCTGCAGAAGTCCCAAAAAATCCTGGAGGGGTTATTGATACTCTATTTTCCCAATTATGTGCACCGTTTGCTAATTCTTTATCCATATATTCATTATACCATTCTATTCATAAACTCTTTTAGACCAAACTTCATTTTTATATACTCCACCATCTTTAACTCTATATTTATTGCTATTTTCTTGATTTTTTTTATGCAAGTTATTTGGGTTTTCTATTATAATGTCTGAATCCCAGTCTTCTCTTTTAAATGGAATTATTTGTGCGTATGGTGTTCCTGCTGGAATTACGCCTTCAAACCCTTTAATAATAAAAAATGGCATAGTTCCTGGCAAATTAATTTTATCATTATCTACAATTCCAGTTGTCATTAAAAATGGTAAATCAAATCTATTAAATGGTGTTGTGTATAAAGCGCTATATCCTTCTGGTAGTTCTATTGCCCAATCTGGATACCAGGCAAAATGTTCTTTGTAGTATCCTTGTGGGTGTACGAATTGTGGCATTGGTTGTCTTTCAGAACAAAAATCTTTAAATTTAGGTTCTTTAATTTCAACAGACATTTTATTATTTTTTAAATAAAATTTAACATCACATGGCGTTTTTAAAACATACCCTGTACCTAATATATCAAATATTGCTGGGCAAGCTTTCCATGTAGGAATTTTTCCCCCATCTGGTCCTTGCCAATAATCTTTTGTAATTGGGTTAATTGCAAACCTATCTGCTTTTCTAAACCAATCTGGGATTTCTTTAATTGCAGGCATTGGCTTAGATACACTATTTTTATTTAACCACGGCCTGTTAGAAACAAATTTGATTTTATTAAGCATTGTTTTGTTCTTTTGTATTATCTATTACTTTAAGCTTTAAAGACTTAACTTCGTGCTCACCAATAGAATTACCAGTTTCGTCAATAGCATCTCTGTACCAATCTGTCCAATTTCCACTTTGATTTATTACTTGTGCTGCGTCTCCATATTTTTTTAATTTATCTCTATATTCATCAGTAGATATAAAATTATTTATTTCTATAGATTCATCTTTTAAAGAAGTAAGAGAAATTGGAATAATTGTAGCAATTGGTGTTCCAGCTTTTATAGTAATTTCTTTGTTTGGAATTTTAACTTTAATTGCTAATGGAAAATCTACATTAAAAAAAGATGTACTTATTAAAGATGACATTACCTCAAAATCTTCATAAAAATAATTTTGTGGAGTAATGCTTAGTACGCTTATGTTTTTTTCTGATTTTAATATAAGTCCTGTATTAAAACTTACTGAGCCCTGCCCTCTTCCAGTATAGCAATATTGCTCTCCTGACAAAATTTTAACTCTGTCTGGGGTTGTGTCTATTTTCCCATCCCATATAAATGAAACGTCTACTGGACAGGACAGCGTCCAGCCTATAGTATTGGCCATAGTTACTGGGAAACACCTATATGCGTGTCCGTCAGGAGTTTCATCCATCCAGTCTCTTTTTACTGAAATTGGATCCAGTATAAATGAATTTGGGTTTGTTTTATATGCTTTTAATATTGGCATTAGTCACCAGTGTCTTCATACATTGCTGGTGTATGAAACTTTGCGCTGTAATCTAGCATTGTAACCAAAGAATATTTAGTTCCAGACTTAACTACTTTAGCCTGATGGGGGTACATGTATGTTGAAGGGAATATATATAAGTCGCCAGCCCTTGGTTTAATATTTAAATCTTGTAGTCTAAAATATAATTCTCCGCCCTCGTAATCATCGTTAATATAACCTACCAAAGAGACTGTGCAGTTATATGAAAATCCATGATCATGGTGCTCCATGAAATGATGACCAGGAACATATTTAATAAAATTAAAAGCTTCCCAATATTGTAGTCTATGTATATTATGTTTTTTGCAATAGTCATCTACTGCTGGTGCTTGTCTGTCATAGCAATCTTGCCACAATTCTTGCATTTTTAATGATATAGGAGATTTGTCATTAGCTATATCTGATTTTTTAAATTTAAAATCAACGCATTCTCTGTATTCTGGCATTCTTTCTTGATATCCTACATAGGCTGGCTGCCATGTCCATCCTGGAGTACTGCCATCTAGATTTGACTCTAGTCTATTAATAATGTCTAGGTCTTTTGTTAAAACATCTCTATATACCCAAATTCCTGATCCTAAATCTTCTGCGCTTGACCAAGTTTGTTTATTCATTATTTGTTCTCCTTATGTCCTAATAGGTTAATATCCATCATAACTACAACTGAGTACTTGTCTCCAGAAATCATTGGTTCTGAAGAGTGCTCGTATATATAGTTTGATGGGAATATTACTACATCGCCACGTTTTGGCTTGTATACTAATTTGTCTAATCTTGGAAACGCTATTTCTCCGCCTTCGTAATCATCATTTAAATAAATTACAGCAGATACTGTACAATTATAATGCGGTCCATGATCTGCATGAACCCTAAAATGTTGTCCTGGGCTTGTGTATTTTACAAAGTTAAATGCTTCATAGTATATTACATTAATTCCCCAATATTTACAATAATCATCTATACATTTTTTTAATACATCATATATTGATTGATGCATATCTAAAAGTTCTGAATTGTTTTCATTTCTTTGTCCAAGGTTTTCTGGCTTAAATTTAAAATCAACACAGTCTCTTGCAGATTTTACTGGTTTGTCGGAAGTTGTAACTTGTGCTTCTGACCATTTATAAATTTTACCATTAGTTAATTTATCTTCTAATGTTTTAATTGATTTTTTACAAACATCATCTGTGATAGCTGACTGATAGATATTTAATCCAATTCCTGGATTTAAAACTTTAATATTTTCAAAAGATCTTTCTACTCTAAAGGAAGTTGATTCTGATCTATCTTTTGTAAACCAAGGATTGCTGTCTATATCATAAATATCTGACATTTTATTCTTTCTGCTAGAAATATATTATATATAATTATATATATATTGTCAAGAATACCAAAACCCCCTTTTGGGGGGTTTTGATTATTAATCTATTACTTATTGTGAGTTAATATATCTCCTGCAAAGTACCAATTATGTGGGCTGCAACTAAATGTATAAACATCTTTTGCTAACTCTAAAGTTATTTTATTTACTTTAGATACTTTAACTTCTGATATTACTTTACTCATATCTAGTGATTCAGATAAGTTATCTACTGAGATATTTATTAATATATCTCCCTCTTGAACTGTACCTGCCTCGACTACACGATATTCGTTATTACGCTTTACAAATATTGGGTGAGTCTCTGTAAATTGAGCTTCTTTGTTTTCATTAAAGTAAACTCTGTCTTGCTTGTCTGAGACTATCACATTTGTAACCTCTGTGTGTGCTAGGTTGGTTATCATTAAGTCTTGAACGTTTATTTCAAGAGGAGTTGAGTTAGGTTGATTTATTAAACCTAGAGCATCAACTGTTAACAATTTATCTCCAACTTTAATTTCTCTTGCTGGCTTTGTGCCTTCGCTAGTTAATATTAAAGTATCTCCATCAACACATGCTGGGAAGAATGGACCGAATCTTGGTGGGAAGAACGGTGGGAAGTAAGGACCGAATCTTGGTGGGAAGAACGGTGGGAAGAATGGTGGGAAGAACGGGAAGAACGGGAAGAACGGTGGGAAGTATGGTGGGAAGAACGGGAAGAACGGGAAGAACGGTGGGAAGTATGGTGGGAAGAACGGGAAGAATGGGAAGAACGGTGGGAAGAACGGGAAGAACGGTGGGAAGTAAGGAGCTGTTGTTGTAACTGAATTAGTAGTTTCTCCTTCTGATGTTCCATTATCATTAATTGCATAAATAGTATATGTTTGTGATGTATTTGCTGTTTCTGAAATAGTTTTTGGTGACGTAGAGTTTGGATATGAAGGTCCATCTGATGAAACAACTGTAAAGCTAGTAATTGCTTTACCACCAGTTGCTCCTGCTGACCAGGATACTACATCTTGATCAGCGCTTGGCGATGCTGCGCTTACAGAAACTGGCTTTGCTGGCACAGTAGTAATTAATACAGAGCTAGACTCTGTTGCAGCAGAAGATCCTGCTGCATTGCTTCCAACTACTGAGAATGTATATGATGTGCCTGAAGACAGTCCTGTAAATTGAAATGATGTTGAACTAGTTGTTTCTGTTCTGCTTGACGGTGTTGTTGTTATTGAATAACTTGTAGCCTCTGGTGAGCCAGCTGGTAGAGACCATGATAAATTTGCTGCTCCGTTATTAAATGTTCTAGATGTTCCTACATCTGTAGCGGTTAAGTTTTCTACAGGTTTTGGCTCTAAGAAATCGTTTGCTGCTTGTGATTTTCTACCAGATCTTTTACTCATTTATAATTCTCCTTATGACTTCAGGTCGCCGTATACTACCCAAGAGTTTTCTGCTCTCTTAAATAGTGTTGCGGATGACCATTGTGTCCGTAGTTTTAATCCAGGAGTAGCATTTACTGTTACGCCTGTATCTCCTGCAATTGTAATTAAGCCAGTATTTGTACCAAGTATATCTAGAGTTGTTCCAATTGGATAAGCAACTGCTGAGTTAGTTGGGATTGTTATTGTTACTGGGCTTGTAGAATCTACCTCTATTAATGAGTCTCTTTCGGTTAGAGCTGAAAGTGTGTAGCTTGCAGTTTTTGAAATAATTGGAGTTCTTGAAGGAACGCCTTCTTTAGTTTGAGTTCCATCTGTAAATGCTACACCTGCTGCTGCAACTGTTACTGTTCCAGTAAATGTTGGTGAATCAAGTGGGGCTTTTAATGCAATGCTGTTTGTAAGTGTTGTGCTTAAGTTTGCATCATTTCCAAGAGCGGTTGCAATTTCTCCAAGAGTATCAAGTGTTGAACCTGCGCTATTTACAAGTGCTGCAACTTCTGCACGAACAAACTCTGTAGTGGCAATTTGTGTGGTATTAGTTGCTGCTGCTGCAGTAGGTGCTGTTGGGACTCCAGTAAGTGCTGGTGAGGCTAATGGAGCCTTAAGGTCAAGAGCTGTTTGTGTTGCTGATGACACTGGCTTATTAGCATCTGTGGTATTATCTACGTCACCAAGACCAACATCTCCTTTTACTAATCCAAGAGGTGCAGTAATTGTTTTATTTGTAAGTGTTTGTGAGCCAGTTAAAGTGGCAACTGTTGAATCTATTGCAACTGTTACTGCTGCTCCACCATTATAAGATGTACCAGTTAAACCAGTTCCAATTGTTAATGTGTCTAAATTGTTTCCAAGTGCTTTTCCTGAAATTGTTGAATTAGAAAGCTTATCATTAGCAATTGATCCAGAAAGCATTGCATTTGTTACTGTGGCAGTATCTCCTTGAGTTACAGCAGTTCCTGATATTTTAGTTTTATCAATTGCTGCGCCAGAAGCAATGTTTGCATTGCCAATTTCAGTTGTATTTTTTGCAAAATAAGTGCTTGTTGCATTTGCTTGAGTTAAATATGTTGTGCCAGCATTTGCTTGGGTTAAATAAGTTGTACCTGCGTTTGCCTGTGTTAAATAAGTTGTACCTGCATCTGTTTGTGTTAAATAAGTACTTGCTGCATTTGCTGATGATAAATATGTACTAGCAGCAACAGATAGTGTTAAAAACATGTCTTGATCTACACGTAATTCATCTCCAGTTTTAATAATTCCGTCACCAGCTGTAATAGTTGCGGTTCCTGAAATTTGTGTAAAATCAATATTATCTGTTCCAATTCTTACTGATTTATCGGCATTAGTTCCTTCATAAATTTGTGAAAATTGTTTTAAAAGATTTGTTGAACCAGCTATGACAAAAACTACGTCACCTTGTGCAACATCTGCTGGTGTTTTTTCTTCTGAATTATTGTAGTCTATAGCTCTTGTTAAAACAGCGGCTGCGCTTGGTCCACCTACAGTTGTTACTGTATATATACCGTTGTGTAATAAATTAGTTTGATCTTTAACTAATACTCTTGAATTTAAATCTAATGCAACTCCGTCTATAGATATAGCACCATTTGCATTCATAGTTAAAGTTGCGCCAATACCAGTTCCACCTGCTTGATCTGCTGATCCTGCTGTATAAGTTGCATTTAAATTTGCTGTTGTTGCAACTTCTACTGCTTGGTGGTAATTTAATGATGATAGTACTGATCTTAATGCTTCTGTTGTTGCAATATATCCTGTATCTATACCAATTGTTATTGTATTTGCACCATCGTCATAAACTTTAGTAATACCACTTCCAGTTGTAAAGGCTGAATTTACTGCATCCTGTGCAAGTTCTTCAATATCTGTTATAAGTGCTACTGTACCAGTAGCGTCTGGCAGCGTAATTGTTCTGTCTGCTGTAGGATTTGTTACTGTAAGAGTTGTTTCAAAAGCATCTGCTGATGATCCCTCTAAAATAATACTTGATTTTGGAATTAATAAATTACCATCGACATCTAATTTTGCTGGTCCACCTGCATTTCCAACGTCTGACAACAGAACGTAATCTGATTGTACTGTATTTGTTAGTCCATTTACTTGATCATCGACATAAGATTTAAGTGCAACAACTGATGAGTCAATATTAAGAGAAATTGTATTACCGTTGTCATTGTAAGATTTTGTAAGACCTGCTCCCATTGAAAGGGCTGCATCAATTGCATCCTGTGCAATTTCTGTAATTCCTGGTGCGTCTGCGGCAATGTATGAAAGGCTAGTCCATGCTGTGCTACCAGTTCCAATTTTAATTTTTCTGGTGTCTGTTTCAACACCCATTTCACCTGCGGCTAATGTAGGATTTGCTGAGGTCCATTCTGATGCTGTTCCTCGTCTTACTTGAATTCTTACTGTTGACATATTTATTACCCCTTATTTGCTAATTATAGCATTTATTTTTTATTAGACTATAACTCCAGAATCGAATGTTAACCCATATGTTGAAGTTGATGGGGATCCACCGTCTGCGAATTTAGTTGCTGTTGTACTTACTCCGTTTGCCTGAACTGTATAGATTGGAAGACCATTGTAGTCAATAGCCAATCCAATATCCATAAAGCCTATTTCTGTTGTCATATCTGGAATGTCTGCCACAAATGCAATTGGGCTCCAGGTTCCATTTAATTGGATCTGTAGCTTGTTTGTTGTTGTGTCAAATCTAAGGGGAGTTGAACCTAATACGACGTTAGAATCAAATGTTGCATTTCCTGCGACATTTAATCCATTCTTAACTTTAAAGTTCTTATCTACTGTTGCCATTTAAGTTCACATATCCCCTAATTGTTTTTTGTGGGGAGATTTAGGCTCTCCCCTGGCCTTTTATTTAATTATACTAACAGTGTACCAGTGATTAATACTTCGGTATTGTCATTTGCAGGTGTTACACGAATTCTTACATCTGTTCCGCTTACATCTGCTGAAACTGTTTGAAGTGCAACTCCACTTGTTGATGACATTCCATATTCTGTGATATAGACGTTATCTGAAGAGTCTAGAGTTACCATAATTTTTGCAACTTCTGTGTGATTTCCATTTTTTGACTTAACAAGGAATTCTCCGCTTCGGTATGAAGCCTTTGCCCATGCATAAGCTGTGGTTGCGGCTGCGGTAACAATATTACCTGTGGTTGCAGCAATTTGCTTAGCTACTGAGTTAACATTTACTGCTGTAAACGCTGTGGTTCCTGCAGTTACTCCAGAAAGAGCAGATGATGCTGTGGCTTCTGCTGCTGTTTGAGCGGCGTTAGCCTTTGATGTTGCATCTGCTGATGCTGTGGCTTCCGCTGCTGACTGTGCTGCGTCTGCTTCTGCTTTAGCAAAAGCTGTTGTAGCTATTTGAGTAGTATTTGTGTTTGCTGCTGCAGTAGGCGCTGTTGGGACTCCAGTTAAATCTGGTGAAGCAAGTGGGGCCTTTGTTCCCAATGCTGTCGTAATAGTTGTTGTGTAGTTAGCATCATCATTAATTGCTGCTGCTAATTCATTAAGAGTATTAAGAAGGTCTGGTGCGCCGTCTACTAAATTGCTAACTGCTGTTGAAATTGCAGCATTGCGATTTGATACCTCTGTTGTAATTACTCCGTCAACATAGCCTTTAGTTGATGCATCTGTTGCATCTGTTGGTGTTGCAAGGCCAGTAATTTTTTGACTGTTTAAAGCCACTGCTGCAGATGGTGCGCCGATAGAGTTTAATGTAAACTCTGAAGGGTCTACAGAAATTGCTCCTGTTGCATCATCATAATCAAGACCATTACCTACAGCATTTCCTACAGCATCTTGTGCTCTTTCATCTGTAAAGTAAAGGTTTGTGCCTTCTGAAATATTTGTTGTTGAAGCATTTGCTGAATCAAATTTATTGTTTAATTGTGTTTGAATTGAAGAGGTTACGCCATCTACATAGTTAAGTTCTGTTGTAGAAAGTGTTGCACCATCAAGAATGTTAAGTTCTGTAGCGGTTGCTGTAAGGGCTACGTTTTCATTTATGTTTGGTGATGTTAAAGTCTTATTTGTTAATGTTTCGGTTTTGCTTGCAGTTGACTTATCGTCTAATTGTGTCTGAATTGAAGATGTTACGCCATTAAGGTATCCAATTTCAGTGTCAGATACATCTGCGACACGAGCCTGAATTGTGGATGTGTCAACAGATATTGCACCTGTTGTATCGTTGTATGAAAGTCCAGTTCCGACTGCGTTACCAACGGCATCTTGTGCTTGCTCGTCTGTATATGTTACTGCGCCAGTTAAACTAATTGTTCCAGTAGTGTCATTATAACTTACTGAAATGTTTGTATGTGTTCCGTCTACAAGTTGTGCCGCTACGGTATCTTGAATAAATTCTAGTGAGTTTTCAGTAAGGATATTAGATCCATTTACTGTAGCTGTTGATCCCTCAACAACTAAACCATTCTTAATTCTAAAGTTTTTATCTACTGTTGCCATTTTTTTGTTTCCCCTTACGCCTTAAAACTTTAAGGCGGTTCTATAATATCTAGCGGTTATAGATCCACTTGTCGGTGTTACTTTCAAACTAATTATACCTGCATTTTCTTCTAATTGCACAGTATAAAGAGAAGTATTTGTATTTGATGATATTTCATATCTATTCATGTGTAAGTCTGTTCCATCATTGATTATATCTAGTTGATCAGAAACAAACAAGTTGTCTTTTTTGATTTGTAGTGTATATCTTATTGTTGAATATAGAGATTTAGCAAAACTGTCTACTGTTGTTTTGTTCTCTATTCCGCTTATTGTTAAATCATTATTTCCTTCAAGACCTAACAAAAGTTCTGCTACTGAGGTGCTGTTTTCTATGTCAGTTAAAGTTGTTTGTATTGCTGCAATCTTGTATTGAATAGAATTTGAATCATTAGAGCCATTTGCTCCAATTTTTGTTTCTATTGCTTCAACAGCATCATTAAGATTTATATGCTGTTCAGAGTGCGAAGGATTAGATAAAGAATCCGTTGAATTAGGATTAGTTAATGTATCTAATGAGTTTGGAAAGTTTGTTGCCATGTTTACCTCTTAATTATGACTTAAGATAATTATATCATCCGTTATTTATAATTGCCTAAAATTTTAAGCTTTTCCGCCATCTAACAATGATAGTTCTAAGAAGCTAGGATCTTCAACAATATCTGAAGGTTGGCCTCCATCAAATCCTGTTATTTTAGGAATATTTTCTAAAACACTTGCGACATTATTTATCTCTTTAAATGTTATTGGGTTTTCAATATCAATTGTATGTATTGCTCCATCGTATGTATGAGTGTGTAAATAAAATGGTGCTGGGTCTGTATTACTTGCTATTGTTACCCATATTGCTCCGTTATGAATCTTTAAAGCCTTTTCTGTTGTATTAAAAAAGACATCGCCTTCCGACCCCGCAGGGTCGGATGCTAATGTTGCTAAATTTAATAAAGACTTTAGTTTCAATTTGTTATCCTATAACTACTACTTTGTATGCTCCAGATGATGGTGCGGTTGCAAATTTAATTGTTACCGCTGAATCGGATGTAAGTTCTACATCTGTTTCAACCTTAGCATATGGAGAGGCTACTTCTGAAACCTGAACTAATACATCAGTAGATCCTAAATTGTGAGTTACTGTATAAGAAGTTGCAGAGGTTGAAAGGGTTTCTACATACTTCCTAGTAATAGCATGATAGTCGGCACCGTTATTTGTAAGTGTCCACTTGTCATCTGTTTCATTCCAAATAATTGATGTATTTGTAGAAGTTCCACGCTCTACTTCAATTCCAGCGTTTGCTAATGGGGAACCTGTAACGTTGCTATTTAAAACAACTACGTTATCTTCAATTGTTACTTGTTCAGTATTTAAAGAAGTTAATGTTCCATTAACTGTTAAATTTCCACCAACTGTTAAGTCGCTGGTAATTGTTACGCTATCTGGAAGTCCAATTGTTACTGCTGAATTTTCAGATCCAGAGCCAGAAACTTCAATTTCATTAGCTGTTCCAGCAATTGTTGCAATATAGTTACCAGTTGTATCTGTTCCAAGTGTTACAGAGTTTGGTTCTATTGTTGTGGTGATTGTTACATCGCCAAGATTTGTCATTGTTGCAGTGCCAGTTACATCTCCTGAAAGTGTAATTACTGGATCTTTATTAAGAGATACTGCGCCTGCTGTTACTGTAAAATCTGTTGAGCTAAATGAGGCAACACCTTTATTTGTGTATGTTGCATCTTCTGCTGATACGGTAATTGTGTTGTTTGTTACGGCAACGTCAATTCCTTCTCCACCTGCAACGGTTAATGTATCGGTTAATAAATCAACTGTGTCTGTTCCAGTGTCTCCAGCAATTGAAAGATTGGTTGCTACGTTTACTGTTCCTGCCGCAGTCAAACGACCTTGAGCATCTACTGTAAATGTAGGAATTGCTGTTGTAGATCCGTATGATCCAGCTGTTACTGCTGTGTTGTCTAAATCAATTGTTGTAGTGCCTGTTGAATCGCTATATGTTGCTGTTAGTCCAGTGCCACCAGAAACGTATGCTCCAATAGCATCTTGAATTACTTCTAGGGATCCAGATGTAGAAATCCAGTTTGTTCCGTCATAAAAGTATACAATTTTATCTACTGTATTGAAATATATTTGACCGTCTACTGGGCTTGAGGGCGCAGTACTAAGGTTTTGAATTCGAGCATTTTGTAATTCATTTTTGTTAAGGTCTAAGCTAACTAAAAATTTTCTTGCCATTTTACTTCTCCTTTATGACAGGTATGCTGTCCCTGAAAATGGTTGAGCCATTGTCAGTTTAATCGTGTTTGCATTAACATATTCTAGTCCAGTTTCAACTGTTTCACCTGAACTATCTTTTGTTGTTACGTTTGGAAAAAATCCTAAATTATGTGTTATTGATACTGAATATACGTTGCTAACTGGTCCAGTTACTTGAGCTATTTCCCATGATTGAGAAAATGCAAAATCTGCACCTTCTACAGCCAATTGAATTATGTTTGCGTTAGTCCAAGATGTGTCTGTAAGTTTTGGTCCATAGAATTCATGTGTAGTATTATTAACATAAAAATCTCCTGTGACCCCAAGATTGTTTGATGGGGCAGAGTTTCCATTTAATATAGTTCTTCCAGCAGGACCTTGTGGTCCTGGTGATTTTATAATTACTTTATTTTTTACTTCTGTTACTATTACTTTTTCTGTTGACATTATATAGTTACCGATCTACTGAGAGTTAAAAACCCTTCAAGGAGTTTTATTTTATTCCCGTTAGAATCGACAACCATAATGTCATAAGAAGATTTTGGATAAAAGAGTTTATTTGTCTGGGTAGGTGTCATTTTAACGGTTAGTGTTCCAGTTGCGCCATTAATTGTTATACCACCAGAGGGTGATGTTAGTGTAAATGCTAGTTTGGATCCACCTTTAGTATCACGTACTTGCATCTTTGCAGTTGCATTTACTAAACTTATTGGTGTGACTTCATCTTCTAAGGTGTATTGAACCTCAAAGGTGAATGTAGCATTTTGATCTACTTCAAAATTCTTTTGTACTGCCATTTTCAAAATCTCCTAAAATAGGAAAACTCCTATGCTTATTTTAGCACAGGAGCCTTCTTAATTCAGTTTACTAAATTACTTAGCTGACTTGAAACCAAACTCTTGATTGCTTGGTGAAAGAGCCTTTAAAATTACTGGGGCTACTGCTGCAATTCCACCCATCAAAAGGTCCTTTGGATTTGTATTGCCAGTCATGTACAAAGCTATTGCTGCTGAAAGGAATGCACGAGAATACGTTCCAACCGCTGCTAAGATTTGTTCTGTCATTGTTATTACTCCATCGTTATTTAGATCTTTTTTCATTAAGATCCTCCTATTTCTGAGCCGTGTGCCCAGGAATTTTGGGGGTTACCCAATACTAATATAATACCACTATGCAGAGATATCTACAAGTTCACAATTTCCGTCAGACGTACATGCAAGTGTGGCGTTTGTAGAAGTTCCATCTTCTGTTTCATAAAAAGATAAATCTTCCCAACGAATAGACTTTGGCATCTTAGACAACAAGTCTTCGTATTCTTTTTTTGTTATTTCCTGATATGGTGCTTGCTTGTATGAATGATCAGAAGAAGGCAAGAATGAAATTCCAGAAACTTCATCAAAGTTTTTGTATACCCAGGCGCCAACTTCCATCCATTCGTCTTCTTTTACTGACACAGTAATTGAAGGCTTATGTTCACACCATGCTCTTTGATAAACAAGCCATGTGTTTAAATGATCTATAGCGGTTAAATCGTTTCTAACAATTGCATCGTCTGGGGATTTTATTGGAAAAGAAAATACATATGTTTCTGTTGGTTTCATAACGTCATCTTCGACTGGTATGCCCACTTCTTTTAAGAAAACAGAGATTGGGTCTGTCTTTGATCCACGAACTGTTCTAATATAATATTTAGAGTGCCACGGATGCATTCCAGAAGAAACGCCGACTAGCTGCGAGACTGTACCTGATGGCTTAACGCAAGTAATTGCTGCTGACTCTTGAATTCCAATTTTTTTAGCCTCTTCAGCATTTACCTTTCTTGCTGATTCACGAAGAGATACAAGAGTTTGCTCTAGTTTGTCTAAACCTTCTTTTCCAGAAAAGAATTTATGTCCAAATTGTCCTGTTAAAGATACCCCAAGCAGTCTTTCTTCTTCTGTATTATCTTTCCAAATTTTACGCAAATATTTAAAATCTGTTAGTGTAGATTGCCATGTTCCCAAAATGGTGGCAAGTCTTACTTTATTCTTAACATCATCAACTGTATCCTTTTCACGTAATACGACTTCTGAAAGATTACAAAACTGATAAGGACGCAAAATAATTTCTGAGCAAGGGTTTGTCCCATAGTGTATTTCAGGATCCCGCCTTCCATATCTAGCTGCTTGTGCTTGTGCAGCGGCAACATTATAAATTCCACGTTCTCCAGATTTTGAGTCATAAAGATTTTTCCATTCTGATATGAATTGTGCCATTTCTGGTTTTCTAGAATAAGCAACTGAGTTATTTGACAATGCTCTTTGTGGACTATTTTCCCACCAATTACCTGACTTAGCTGCTGCCATTTCAATATCATTAATATTAGAAAGAGATATCATTGCAGATCTACGAACGCCACCAACTACAACAACTTCTCCAATTTTACACATAAGGTCATGACATTCAATTGGCTTTAAGTTTCTTCCAACTGCATTTTTAAATATCTTAATTGTAAAATCAAAAAGATTGACCAATGGCTGTGGTCCTGAAGATCTTCCGCCCATAGTTTTAAGTCTTGCGCCTGCGGGTCTAAGTTTAGTTACATCAACTGCTGGAATCTGTCCAGACCAAAGCAATGCTAATAGTTCACGATATGCTTTTGCCCAACCTTGTTTTGAATCTTCTACTGTAATTACTGTAGTTGATTTTTCTAAAGATTCTGGGACAGCAGGAAGTTTATTAATATACTTATACTCAACAGAAAACCCTACACCCGTGCCACACATAAGGATATACATTGTTTCATCAAATGAACGTGGTGAATCAACTGGAACAAATGAACAATTGTATCCAGCAACATGATCTCTTTCTAATGCTGGGCCAGAAGTCATTACTGCTCTCATTGATGGCATAACGTTTCTGTCTAAAACTGCTTGTTTTAATTCTGATATTAAT